ATGGGGGATATTCAAGTAATGGTTTGGAATGTGTTGCGTTGTCCAACTGCAGCACCTCAAAGCGTGAAATTTTCCATATGGATACAAGCTATTGACGTGCACATGGCAATTAAGAGACAAGCAGGAGCAGAGGTTACATTACAAAGCAACGAAGCTCCTTCAGATACTGCAACAGGTGAAACTACGACTCAAATAGCATATAAGAAGGAAACAAGTGATAAACCAGGTTTTATTATTACTAAACATGACAATGTGTTATCAATGATGCGAAGATTCACTTTTGTGAATTCTGGCGCTTTAAATGCTGTTCCAACTGCATTTGGTGCTTTCAATATTTTATGGGAAGTACCAGTATTTTGTGGCAGAGAACATTATAATATATTATGCACGTATTTGGCTAGTTCAGGTACTAATAGATTTAATATAATTTCTAATTTTGGAGTATCAGAAAATGTGTTGGCATTTGCTCATCCACGTTATGATGACACTGCAAATCCAGCTGTACAACCACCAATCAGTGGACCGACATTTGGTAATGAAAACCCTAGTGCAATTTATAGAGGAGCAGTTATGTGGCATCCTGGAGTGCAACAACAAAAAATAGTTGAAATACCATATTATAGGATGTACCCTATGGTGGGTAATATACAAGGAAACTCGGATTATAATACAGGATGGCCAACAATGGATGTCACGTATATGTGGAGTCCTACGACAAATACACCAGTTAATATACCGATATCTACCCTTACGCATGCAGTTGGAGATGATTTTATGGTGTACTTTCCAATAGTTATACCACGAATGAGAATTCAACGTGTATCTCTTGCTACAGCAGATTTTGTAAATTTAAATAAAAACACTGATGCACACGGAAGTGTGGCACCTAGAGTGGCGAATAAACAATCGCAGCCACCTGGAGTGCCAGTCAACTTTCAGATGTTATCAAATTTAAAAAAAAGTGTAAGGGAAGTAGTAAATATTGGAGATACTATAAAAGCAAATCGTGAGTGCGCTCAGTCATTAAAAGATACTTCTGATGCAGTTGGTGGAGTCCTTCGGGATTCCCCTGCGTCAGTTGTATTAGCGGCTTGCGACTCTAATTCCAAAGTTTCTGAATTTTGGAATAAATGGATGAAAATTTCTGAATTATTAACTGATTGTGTATTGAATGTTGCACATATTTGTAAAGGAGGACCTATTGCAGTACTGGCTGTAGCTAATTTGACAACAAAACTTGGTAGATTTGCTAAACCATATATCTGGGATAAATTACTTAAACTTAGTGAAGTTACGTTGCAAGGCAAGGAAAAAGGAAATATAACTTCGTGGTTTCCTCAATGGAATCAGATATTTAGGGATTTAGCACCATCAATTACCGCAGTAGCATTATCCATTTTGTCTTGTGAATTTACAGGAGCTGACAATATATCGTTTAGGATTAGATATGATGAAGCCATGGATGGTAAAATATCTTTGCTTGATAAGTGTATTGCACTTTTCCAAGTTATCATTGATTATATATTTGAAGGAACAGGTTTCTTTGTTGATTGGTATAAATATTCACATGCCGAAATTACGCAATTGGTTTCAGATTTTAATAGTGATAATAGTGAAGGTAAATTTGAGAGTGATAAAATTCAGGAAAGTGGTAATAAGGAAAAATTAGATAAGTATTATAAGAAAGCTATTAGAATTTC